TATGCAAGCTGATGACGGATTTTTTAATGGTTTAGTAGTTGATAAAGCTACTGTAACTACAACAGGTAACTCTACTGCATTAGATAATGCAACAAGTTCTTTAAACGGTGGTGGTGCTTTCGCTATCGCAACGGCGGTATCCGGAACTTCAACGCCTACCGCAACAATTAAAATACAACATAGCGCAGATGATACAACCTATGTTGACTTAGTTACATTCACAAATTTCACCGCAGTCGGATCTCAAATGGAAACGGTTGCAAGTGGAACTACAATTAATAGATATCTAAGAGTGAACTATACAATAAGCGGAACTAATCCTAGTTTTGCCGTTATAGTTGGCTTTGGAAGAACAGGATAAGGAGAATATATGGCATTTGTACATGGTAAAGATTCAGTTTTTAAACTTGATAACTCAGGTGGATCATTAACTGATATATCAACCTATGTGAACAATGTTGACTTCCCGGAAACTGCAGATGTCGCTGAAACAAGCACACTTGGTGCGAGTAACAAAACGTATTTAGCAGGGCTAAAGGACGCAACTATATCACTTAGTGGACTGTTCGACGCAACTGTTGATGCAATACTCGGAGCCGTAGTGGGACAAACAGCTAGTTTGTCATTCGAATATAGCCCAGAGGGTACAGCAAGCGGTAAAGTTAAATATACAGGCGAAGCCATTTTAACTTCTTATGCTTTAAGTTCCCCAGTGGGAGATGTCGTTGCTTACTCAGCAGATCTACAAGTATCCGGTGCAGTAACACGTGGCACACATTAATAAATAAGGTTAATAATGACAGAAAAAAAACAACGACTCACACTAGATGATCTAGTTAAATTACCTAATGTTCAAGAGGAAGAAGTATTTATTCCTCAATGGAACAGAAGTATATTGGTGCAGGGGATCTCAAAAGCTACACAAATTAAGCTTGGCCGTTTAATTGAAAATGAAGATACCGACGCTTTCGATTATCAAAAAGAATTATTAAAAGAAAGTGTAGTTGATCCGAAGTTAGATGATGATGCTATCGAGATCCTTTACCAAAAAGATTCAGCTGTTATAGACTTAATATTTGTTGAACTCAATAAATTAAATGGTCTTGGGGGTACCGGCGATTTAGCCGAGCAATTTCCGGAACAATAACGACTTAACCTTTCAATTCAAATTAGCTAGAGATCTGGGCATTACCGTTGGCGAACTCACGGCTAAATTATCCGTGCTAGAATATCAACAATGGATAGCTTTTTATTTATGGGAAAAGCAAGAACGTGATAAAGCACAAGCACTTGCGGACGCAGAACGTAAAAAGAATAAGATGAAAAGGTAATAATGGCGATAGCAGATATTTTTATAAGGATTGTAACTAAGGGAAGTGAGTTGGCTAAACGCCAAATGAACGATCTTGGTAATAGTTCTAATAAAACAAGCGGTAAATTAAGTAAGTTATCGGGCGTTATGAAAGCAGGCGTTGCCTTAGGGGCAGTCGCTTTAGCTAAAGGATTATTCGAAGCCACACAAGAGTTTATTGCGTTTGATGATAAGATGACGCAGTCTTTAGCGATTATGGATACAACCATAGATCAACAAAGAAGAATGGAAGAACAGGCATTAGCCACTTCAAGAACAACTCGTGTATCAGCTGAACAAAGCGCTGAAGCATTCTTTTTCTTAGCTTCCGCAGGTTTAGACGCTGAACAATCCATAAAAGCATTACCACAGGTAGCTAAATTTGCACAAGCAGGTATGTTTGATATGGCAACTGCAACTGATCTTGCAACAGACGCCCAATCTGCATTAGGCCTAGCAAGTGATGACGCTGAAAAAAACCTTACCAACCTTACAAGAGTTACAGACGTTCTTGTTAAAGCCAATACATTAGCAAACGCTTCTGTTCAACAGTTCTCTGAAGCTTTAACTAATAAAGCAGGATCTGCCCTTAAAGTTACAAACAAATCAATTGAAGAAGGTGTTGCTGTTCTATCCGCACTTGCTGATCGTGGTGTCAAAGGTGCTGAAGCAGGCGAAAAGCTTAACCAAGTTTTAAGAGATATACCAAGAGCAACAGCTAAGAACAGCGAGGAATTTGCAAAGCTCGGATTAAATATGTTTGATACTGAGGGCAATATGAAGAATGTTGCAGACATAGTTGAAGAACTAGATCGTGTTTTGGGTCCAATGTCCGACGAATTGAAAGCTTCTACATTAGATCAGTTAGGCCTTAATCGTGGTGTTGCTGATGCTGTGAAGATCTTATCGGGTGCAGGCGATCAGATTAGAGAATACGAAAAAGCTTTATTAAGTTCGGGTGGTACTACAGAAAAAGTAGCAGACAAACAAATGGGATCCTTATCAGCACAAATAGATCTGATGAAGAACGCTTTTAGCGAACTTGGAATAGTAATTGGTAGTATAATTGCACCGGCTCTAACTAAAATTGTTAAAAATATAACTTCGGTAACACAATCTTTTACTTCATTAGTCAAGAAAACAGATGAGTATTTAAAACAAAGTGAAGAAGTCCAAGCAGTTACTAAAGATACCATATATGGTATAGATCAATCTACCGCCTCATACGATAAGTACACACAAGCAATAGAAGGCACTACACAAGCCAACAAAGACTACGATAAATCAGCATTAGATATTTTAGGCGAAGAAATAGAAGTAGAAAAAAGAAGATCTAGAAATAATGATTTACTAGGACGTATTCAAAATACATATAGTGATTATGAAGAAGTTATAGTTGATTCAACAGACGCACTTGAAGAAATGACAGAAGAACAAGTAAAACAAGCTAAAGAAATGAAAGACAAGGCGTTACCAACACTTAATAAAGTAGTATCAGCTTATCAAACACTTTTAGATATAGAAAAAGATCAACAAGAATTACTTAAAGATCAAAGAGAAGCTCAAACTAAGGTTACTAAGTCTGAAGAAGATCTTAATAAAGCTATTGAAAATACTGAGGTATTACAAGAAGCTCTCACACTAGCTCAAGAAGAAGCAGTTAAAGTAACTAATCAAGAAAAACTCGCTATTGAACAGTTAAAAGAAAGTATAAAAGATTTAGAGGAAGAAGAAGAAAAGACTACTGTAACAGAATTAAAACTAGCAGTAGCTAAAGAAAGATTAATCGAATTAGAGAAAGCTTCGACAGGGGCAACTAGAGAAAGTGAACAAGCACAAAACGATTACAATAAAGCTTTAGAAGAAGTAACTAGAGCTGAAGAAGATTTAGCAGACGCACAAGCTGATTTAAATGAAGCTACTAAAGATTATAATGAAGCAATTGCTAAAACCCCACAAAACTTGCTTGAAGTTGCTATTGCACAAAAAGAATTACAAGACGCTATTGCAGACGTAGAAAGTTTGGGAATCTTTGAAGAAGCTTTAAGCCAAATGGTATCTAATGCAGGTGGACAATTAGATGATCTTAGAGGTTTCTTTAATGCTTTATTTAGCGGTCAAAACATACCTACACCAAGTTTTAATGGTGGTGGCGGTACACCTCCAAGCACACCCGCAAAGACTAATACATCTGAGGAAAGTGATATAGATGAAGTAGTTAAAGACATTGTTGATCAGTCTTTAAGTAGTTCAGAAGAAGCTTTACAAAACATACTTAATGATCCTAGATTTGACGGTGCTAAGTCTGGTGTAACTACAATAATTAATATACAAAACAAAATAGAGGGCGAGTTTAATGCTGATGAAGTAGCTGTTAAAGTAATAGAAGCCCAAAGAAAAGGCATTGACGTAATCTTATGAGTGTGGCTTTTGACAGTAATGTTAATATTACAGTTGAGATCGCGTTTGATAGTGATCCACTAGATGCAAGTCTTTCTTATACAGATATATCTACTTACGTAAGATCTTTTCAAACTTCAAGAGGTCGTAGTAATGAACTTGGTCAATTTCCCGCAGGATCTTGTTCAGTATTACTATCGAATATAGACAATAGATTTAATCCTACTAATGCTTCTAGCCCTTACTATGACAGCTCAACAGGTAAAACTAAAATACAACCACTAAAAAGAATTAGGATTTCAGCTGTATATGATTCACAAACTTATAGAATTTTTGAGGGATTTTTAGATACAATACCGGTTAAATATCCGGCGTCTGGAAGTGATAGCACGGTAACTCTTAAAGCAACAGACGGCTTTAGATTAATGAAACAATCTGATATAGCCGGTAAAGGTTTCAGAGTAGGCCTAACAGGTTTTAGTGAAGTAGGGCAATCAACTAGATTAGGTATGACTTTCCCTAATGAATTATCAAGCACAAGAATTAGTAGCATATTAAGTGCTATGGGTTGGCCTAGCGATCGCAAAGATATACAAACGGGAACGCTTCAAGTCGGCGCACAACAAGATACAGATAATATACTTACAGCTATACAAGAATGTGAACTTGCAGAAAACGCCCAATTCTTTATAGCTAAAGACGGTAAAGCTACTTTTAGAAATAGGGATTATAGATTGAGTAATGCTCTTGCTACTGATGTTCAAGCAACATTTTCTAATGACGGATCTAATTTGCCTTATACAGATGTTGGTGTTAGCTTTGACGATCAAGAAATAATTAATGTTTACGAATGGACACGTGAGGGCGGTAATACACAATACATTGCTGATGCTAATTCTGTAATAGACTATGGTGCGTTTACCAGTCAAAAATCTACAATCAATGTTTCAGATCCTAATGTTGCCTCTATAATACAACAAAAGATTGCAGAAACTTCTACACCAATAGTAAGATTTGATAATTTAATAGTTAATCCTCGTCAAAATACGCTATTATGGAATCAAGTACTCGGTAGAGAATTTGGCGATAGGGTTAAAGTTAAAGTCGTTAATCCGGACGGATCAAGTTTTGATGACGAACTTTGGATAGAAAGTATATCACATAATGTGGGTGCTTCATCGCAAACTTGGTCATGGTCTGTTACACTAAGCCCTGCGGGATCTTCCGCATGGATCTTGGGACAAGCTAAATTAGGCGAGGGAACAAGATTTGCATACGCATAAAGGAGAGATATAAATGGCTGGAGCCGGTTTTAAAGTTTACGCCACAGGCGATCTAATAACAGCAACAGAATTTAATACGTTTATACAAGAGCAGGTAATTGGTGTTTTCGCAAGCGCTTCAGCTCGTGATAGCGCAATATCAAGTCCAACAGAGGGTATGTTTGCTTATCTTAAAGATACCAATGTTTTGTCCTACCATGACGGATCTAGTTGGGCTTCCTTTATAGGAGAGGGCGACATCACAGGTGTAACTATTACCACAGCGGGTACATCGGGTCTTTCAGGTGGTGCTACGGCTACCTCAGGCGCATTTGCGTCAACATTAGTCATTGCACCTAATAGTGCAACTTCAGCGACAGTTGCTTCAGCAGATATAGTTTTAATTGGTGACGCTGATGACAGTAACGCCTTAAAGAAAACAACAGTAGCTGATATTGTTGCCTTAGCACCAAGTGGTGTATCATTAGGTTTAGTATTGGCATTATCATAAGAAAGGAATAGATTATGGCGGACACATTACATTCAGTCGCAGGACAACTCGGAACAAGCACAGCAGATATTATTGACGCTGTACCTAGTTCGACAACAGAAACAGCAATAGGAATTTTAATTTCTAATGTTAATTCAAGCAGTGCCGATGTTACTGTTGATCTAAGTATTACGAAATCGGGTGGATCATTAAGAAACATTTTAAACGATGTTTCACTACCATTCGGGACAACTATACAAATAGATAGCAAGATAGTACTCGAAACAGGCGACATCTTACAGGGATTATGTTCAACTGCGTCAAGCGCAGATTATACAGTTTCATTTCTTAGACAAACCTAAAGGATCTATATGTCCTACTTAGGCACACAAGTAAATAATGTAAAGCAAAACTCAGGTTTATATACACCTAGTGAAATACTACAACTTACTAAAGATGGTAGTTGGGGTGGCTCATTAGAACTTATAAATACAATATCTTTTAGTTCTGTAACTTCCACTATTGACTTTACTAATATCAAAGAAAGTGTTTATGATGTACACCTTATTCAATTAACTGCAATTCTTAATGGCTCAGGTGGTAGTTTTTATGTAAGAACTTCACAAGATAATGGAAGTAGTTTTGATGACACAATAGGAGATTATGAATTTTCAAGTCAGAGAAATTGGAGTGACGGAAGTAATTTTGAAGGTAGAAGTAATGGTGGTAGTGCTATGGAAATTTTTGGAAACTCTGGAAATGGTGGACAACCAACAAATAGATATATTTACATATACAATGCAGGTAATTCAAGCAAATATACATCTATAACATCACAGTCAATTAATTGGGATGCTAAATTAAAATCTAGTTTTGGTGGTGGTGTCAGAGATAATGCACATATAGTTAATGCAATAAGACTTTTTACTAATGTCGGTGGTGGCTTTCAAAGTACTACTGCAAAAATTTATGGAGTGAAACAAATTTAGTATGAGTAACCTAAGATTAATTAATGAAACTTCAATAACTTCTAGTGTATCTAGTTTTAGTATAACTGATATGTTTTCAGCAGATTTTGATATATATAAAGTAACTGCAACTAATCTTTCTACATCGGGCTCATCTCCAACAAGAGTTGACGGAAGATTAATAAATTCAAGCGGAAGTATTATTACTGCTAGTAATTATGATAGAGCAGAACTTTCAATGCACACACATACTACATATCAAGAACTTAGAAGTGTTAATGCAAATACTATGTTTGATTATTTACCAGCAACAGATTTAAGCCCAGAAACCTCTAGTGGAGTAATTTACTTTTTTAATCCCTTTTTATCAAGCAGTTATACATTTATGCTATTACAAGGGTTTTCAAGTATTGGTGGACAACACAGAGGAAGTAAATGTGTTTTTGTTTTAGAACAAACATCATCAATTACAGGATTAAATTTAACAAGTGCCACAGGGGATAATTTTCTTACAGGCACATTTAGAACTTTTGGAATTCGGGTGGACAATTAATGGGATTAGTACAAGTAGCAACAAATACAGTAACAAGTGCAGTTTCATCAGTTACATTGACAGGAATTTCAGATGACTCGATTTATATGATTGCAGTAAGTGGGGCAACAGTTTCAGACCCAGTTCAAGAAATTAGAGCTAGGTTTACTGTTGGTGGTACTGCTCAAACTACTGCCAATTATGATTGGGCAAATAAATTTTTAAGAGCAAGTGCAAGTTTTATAAATGATTATGATACAAATCAAACAAATACAAGAGCTTTAAACAACACAGGCGATACAGGTGGAGAGGGAAGTAATGGTATTTTTTATCTATACAACTTTAATAATTCAAGTAAATATAGTTTTATGTCAATGGAAAATGTTACTGAAAATGGGAATGAATCAAGAGGTTATCAAGGTGGAACAGTCTATACAGTTCAAGAAGCACATAATGGGGTACATTTTATGAATAATGGCTCAGGCAACATAACAAGTGGAACTTTTACCCTTTACAGACAGGTAGGTATCTAATGAGTGAATATGGATACATACCAGAAGCACCAGAACAAAGTTTTGGAAATAATAAAGGAATTTTCACACCTAAAGATATTTATGATCTAACAAGAGCAGATAAATACACTAACTATGGACAATTAGAATTAATTGAAACTCAAACACCTAGTGGGGCTTCTACTGTTGATTTTACTTCTATAAAAGAAACTATTTATAATGTACATTTTCTTGCAGTAAATAACTTACAAATATCTGATAGTGGAAGCAGACAAGTAAGAATTAGATTTTATGAAAGTGGAACTTTAGAAACATCTAGTGTTTATGATTATGCTTATCAAAGAGGAGATAGTAATAATGCTTTTGGAGAAGAAAGGTCATCAACTGCAAGTAATTTATTACAATTTAGAAACTTTGGTTCAGCAGATAGTAATGCAAGTGCAGGTGGTTATTCATATTTTTACAATCTTGGGGATAGTTCAAAATATAGTTTTCAAACTATGCACTCATCATATTTAGACAACAGTAGTAATGCAGAATTTTCTTTTGGTAGTGGAGTTTTACATCAAACAAGTCAAGTTGATGGAATACAGTTAGTATCAGAAGCAGGTACTATATCAGCAACAATATCCCTATATGGAATAAGGTACTCATAATGGCTACTAATTTACAATTTATAAAATCTGCTGAAGTTAGTTCATCAACTGCAACTTTAAACATTACTGATGTATTTTCAGAAAAATATGATGTATATAAAATAACTATTGCAAATACATTTTGTAGTAGTCTTAGTGATAATTTTTCAGCAAGACTTATTGATAGTGGTGGCTCCCAAATAACTACTAACTATGATTATGCAGGGCTAATTATGTGGTCTTATACAGGATTTGGTGCAAATAGAAGCACAGGGCAAAATAGGTGGCAAAGAATAAGCATTTCAGGTACAGAAACAAGACAAGGTGGTTTGGTTATGTATGTATTTAACCCTTTTTCATCTAGTTATACTTTTCAAACTAGCCAAGGTAGTAATTATGATGGCTCTGGTTTGCAAGGTTATAAAAATATAGGTGTTAATAAAAATGCTACTTCTTGCACAGGCATATCTTTTTTTGATAATGGTGGTTTGACAATAGAACAAGCAAATATAAATGTATATGGTGTCAAATGAGTGGTTCATTAATAAAAATAGCAGAAACAACAGTTAGTTCAGCAGTAGCAAGTGTAACTTTAACAGGTATTGATAGCACTTATGATGTGTATATGGTTAGAGTTCATAATGTTACACCAGAAACAGATGGAAAATCTATTCAAGTACAAGTAACAAAAGGTGGAACTGCTGATACAACTTCTAATTATGATAGAGCATTTAAAGAACTAAGAGCTTATGCAGTTTTTGGAGATATAAGCTCAACTAATAGTGCTGATGTAGGAATAACAGATATAGGAACTGCTGGAAATGAAAGTTTCAATGGTATTTTTTATTTGTTTAACTTTCCAAATTCTAGTGAGTACAGTTTTTGCACTTTTGAAACTACACAAAGAGATAGCAGTAATGGTAATCACAATGGAGCACAGGGTGGATTTGTACATACAGTAGCTAGTGCAAGTGATGGAATACATTTTAAAATGAGTACTGCTACAAATATTGCAGGTGGAACTTTTGTTTTGTATGGTTTAAAGAAGTAATTAAATAAAGTATGATAAGATAGAAAGGATAATTATGGCTACTAAAGATGAATTACAAGCGATAGCAGATCAAGAAATTGAAGACGCTAAACCTATGTACGCACAAGTAAATAACGAAAGACGTGAATTTACAGACGCTGAATATGATCAAGCAAAAATTGATTTAGGCAACTCTAAATGGGAA